GACTCCCATCTACTAGAGTCGGCATCCTTTCATATACAGAGATTTTATGCCCTGTTGCGTGGATCAAACCCCCAAAACACCATATTATCATAACTCGTGAATGCGAGATTTGCTATCGGCTTGCTGAAAGATTGGAAGTTCCATTTTTGAGTAGTCTGGTTATAGAAGACGGCCACGTTCTGCGCTGTAAGCTTTGGGAAAGTAAGCCATGGGATGCTTGATGGCGAGGTGAAATCAGCTTGAGAAGGTGAGAAGAACATGAGATTACTGTATGATGCCGGTTGTTGGGGGGTGCTGAGTGTCAACCTTAGAGATGTATTTGCTGATATGATCTGAGCCACAGTTGCAACTCCAGTGTATCCCATTCCGAGGACATTTGCCCCGAGTTGAATCGTTGCATCAGTTCCCAGTACTCCACTAATAGTCACGTTTGATGAAGTCACGAGATTTGTAGTTGCCTGAGCTGAGTATCCTACATATACTGAATTAGAGAGTGATATTGGCTGGATTGCTGAAGGAAATGTAAGGGTAGCTGATCGAGCACTTACGTTTATAGTCACTACATTTGAGAGTGTACCAACGATTGCACTATTACTAGTAAGTAACATAGTGTAATTTGGTGTTGCACCCGTGACCAACCCCCCAGAATTGACAGTCACGAGAGTATTCGAGATGGTGTTGGTTGTTACTATAGCGGGATATGTCTGGAAAGTGACAATGGTATTTGTAAAGCTGAATGGTTGTTGGGACTCGAAATTACCAATCATGGTGGTTGCGGTGACATTAGACGGTGTGACCAAGCCGATCACACCATTCATGTTAAAATCCGGACTAATGACTCCAAATGTATTCGAAAGATTGAACTTAGCTGAAGTAATAGGAGTTGTTATATATGATATATTTGAATATGGTGAGATGTAAGAAAGAAAGTTATTCTTGACAAATGGTTGTCTTGGAGGGAAGGTCACAACGAGTGAGGTTGCATTAACTGAGGTGATATAATCTTGACTTGGGGTCAGGATATTACTGACATATTGCCCAACAGATGCAAGTACATTACCAGATACTGGTGTATAGGTGTAGACGGAGGTGGTGATGTTTGCAGTTACTAGTCTTGCTGAAGTGAAGGCGTACACAGTATAGTTATTTGTGAATGAGACTGGCTGTTGGGGAGGAAAACTCAGAATCAGGTTGGGGGCGGTATATGATATGACATTCTGAACTGAGCCCCAGTATGGAAGGATGTGGCCACCAAGATTTGTAGTTCCATAGATGTTTGTGTAAAGAACTGAGCTCGGGTCGGGTCCTACCAGGTTGGACACAAGCATTTGAAGTCTCGAGACGTTGAGAGTAGATACGGTTGCAGTTTTACCACCGGTGTAGGTTACACTCAGATTCGAAAAACTCTTGGGTTGCTGAGATGCGATGCTGACAGTCACTTCTGAAGGGTAGTTTGTGTTACTCGTAACAGTTGCTGTACCAAATCCCAACCCACCTGAAAATGTAAGCACATCACCTACAAGGGCAGTTCCACTAGGACTGAAGAATCCGATATTAGATGTGGTGATATTGACAGTCGATAAATTAGATGTTGTTGTTGAGAAGAATACATTTACTGGATTGGTGATTGAGAATGGTTGGCGACTCGATATATTGACAGAAATTGCAGACGGGAACACGGTGGCGACGTTGGCTGTGAATGGAAGACCGTAAATGTTTCCGTAAGTAAGACCTCCATATGGACCATCGGCAAACTCAAGGAGAGTGGTGGAAACATTAGCTACATTGGTAGTAGCCTGAATATTAGATATAAACATAGTACCGCTTTCGCTACGAGGCTGCTGTGAGATGATATTAGCAGATACAACAGATCCACTCACACTCGCTACATTGGGGGTTGATGTCACGTCAAAACCAGTCGACACGAAATAGATGTTCATGCCTGGGAATATGGAGTTGGGGATGAATTCTGGTGATGAAGTGACTGTAAACTGAGTCTGTGTAATGTCTTCTGTCGAGACGTTCGAATAAGTTGCAAAGGATAGAGTATTAGAAATAAAAGAGGTTGGAGGCTGAGACGTAAAGTTGAGTTTTCCAGTTGTCGAATTGAAGATATTTGCAGTGACGGTTCCGGACAGTCCAGTGTTGTACACGAGCATACCATCACTCAGAGTCTCGACATTACCAGTATAAGTAAAAACCAGATCGGTCACTGGATTGGTGGAATAAGTAGTTGTTATATTGGAATAGTAAACAGTCTGATTGAAAGAAGTTGGCTGCTGCGATGTAATGTCTACATACGTATCAAATATGCCACCTCCATACGAGTTGACAGCCACTACATTGACTGCTCCTGTATACCCAGTGTTAAACACGTTCATTCCTGCAACTGGAGTGACATACATAGAGGTCACCGGAGAGAGAAGAGCGTTGGTAATGTTAGTTGTTGTCGCATTGGCTATACAGTTTGCAAAATTGATGTGAGTGACGGAAGTGACAGGCTCTACATATTGCTGGGTAATCAGGTTTGATACAATATATTCAGTGTCAATAACGTTAGATGTCCTCACCAGGCCATTGTAAGGGGTTCCATATATGAACATTTCACTATTCAAGGAACCCTGGATGTTCGTTAGAGCCATGGCGACATTGGAGATTTCATTGTAAGTTGCAAAGATATTGGAAAGTGTCTGTTGCGCGCTGATAATGACATTTGATCCATCTGTAAAGTTGAACTGAATACTAGGCGAGTATCGAAGAGATTTTACCCATCCCGGTCCAGGGGTATACACCGAAGGGAGATTCACTTTCAGGGACAATCCACGCAAAAAATCGCCTTTGTAAGGGATTCTGCAAATTGCGTTGCCACCGGACGAGAGTGGTGGATTGTTAAACGGCACCTCGAACGTGTTAAGGAGGAAAGACGAGTGAGACTTGTAGAGTGTTGTAAAGTAAGATATATCAGGAGTACCATTGATATATACATCCTGTACGCCCTCAGCCGCTATTTTAAGCCACCCAGCTGATGACATTACTAATGGTTGCGCGTATTTTTTTAACAGTCAAAATCCCCTTTATAGTAGATGAACCTGCAGCTCAGGAGGTTCGACCCGTCAAAGATTGCGGATGACAAGGTGTGTATTTTCATAGGGAAGCGTGGTAGTGGTAAATCGACCCTCGTGACTGACATCCTCTGGCACAAGAGGCACATCCCAGTGGGTGTAGTGATGAGTGCGACCGAGGAGGGTAACCATCACTACAAGCAGTTTGTCCCTGATCTATTCATCCATGGTGATTATCAAAAAGAGACTGTTGAAAAGATTCTGGCTCGACAAAAGACTCTAGCGAATCTGAACAAGGTTCAGCCAGCCTTTCTTCTTCTGGATGACTGCATGTACGAGAAGAGTCGAATGAAGGACCTATGTATTCGACAAACGTTTTACAACGGTCGACACTGGAAGCTCTTTTTCATGCTGACTATGCAGTACTGTATGGATCTGCCTCCGGACCTCAGAGGGCAGTGCGACTATGTATTTGTGTTTCGAGAGCCGATCGTGCAGAATCGGAAGCGCCTCTACGAAAACTTTTTCGGCATCTTCCCAAGCTTCGAGATGTTCGAGCAGGTACTGAAGGTGTGCACAGAGAACTACGAGTGCCTCGTGCTAGATAACACGAGCAAGTCGAACAAGATCGAGGACTGTGTGTTTTTTTACAGGTCTCCTATACGTAAAAACTTTCGGATAGGTAGTCCAGCAATGTGGAGGTTCCATCAGAGTAATTACAACCCCCGGCATGCTCAGCTTCCCTCAACTGGTATTGAGGCACCCCAGAAGAAGAATACACCTAAAATAGTAGTTAAAAAAGTAGGCTGATATTATAGTAGATGCAGATCTTTGTCAAGACTCTGACCGGCAAGACTATTACTCTCGAGGTGGATAGTTCAGACACGATTGCGAATATGAAGGCGAAGATTCAAGACAAGGAGGGGATCCCACCAGACCAGCAGCGTTTGATTTTTGCTGGTAAGCAGCTTGAGGATGATCGCACCCTAGCTGATTACAATGTACAAAAAGAATCTACTCTTCACCTCGTACTCCGACTTCGCGGCGGAGCCCAGTAAAAACTTTGACATTCAAAACTAATGGTTGAACTCGTACCAATCGAACCTTCGCGCCCCCAAGGGGAGACACAGAAACAGGAGCAGATTATCCCCCCTCCCGTTCCCGAGCCACGTCTATCTGAAAAAAATAATGACCGTAATGTAGATATGGAGTTCTCTACAGCTATCCAGGATGTAATGGGCTCGGCCGATTTTGAGCCCGAGGAAATGACAATGCCAGTTGATGAGCGTCTTGTTCAGCGTGTTCGCAAGGAGAGCTACCGACCAGAGAAGGAGATTCCCGAGTCGGTTGCCACAGCATCCAAGAATCCATTTGGACTGACTGATGACCAGCTGCAGGCGGCACTTGCCGGTATTGCCGCAGTCATCGCATTCTCAAAGCCAGTTCAGGACAAGATTGCAGAGGTTCTGCCTCAGGTTATGGGTCAGGGTCTGATGAGCCAGGCATTCATGTTGGCTCTGACTGCAGTCATTTACATGCTTGCGAAGAAGTTCCTTGGCGGCAAGCAGTAGAAAACATATGAACTATAAAGTTTGACGCGATAGAGAGAATCAGTACATCACCAGTCTTTCGGACAATAGTCTTGATGACGTCATCAGGATCACGGAACGATACGGAGATATGAGGCATTATTTATTAAACGTCACTAATCTCTAATCTCACCGTCACAAAAAGTCTTTGTGCCTATACCTTGGTAAATACCTATATCAGTAGCAACCCTCTTCAACTCTCTCAGATTTTCCCAAAACTTGCTCGAGTGATCATACTCTGTCACCGTCATATGAGCAAGCTCATGGAGGAGAACATGCATGACAGAGTTGAGGTCGCCCTTCAGGCATAGGAATATCTCGTGCCCCTTGTTGACATTGTAGCCGACATCCCCTTTTGGCCCCTGCTTCTGCATACCCGTCAGAATCACATCCTGCTGAAGTTGAGGAAACTGACCAGTTGTAGCGAGCTTCCTCCGCAACAGTACATATCTTTCACGCACCGCCGACAGTACTCCTGGTTCCCTGTGTGATATCACCAGAGCCACGAGAATGCCCAACAGAATCAGCCTATTCATCTACCTTAGGCGTTTAAAAATAAACTGAGAGTAAATGTCTGAAATCAGACCTGTGGGCTTAGGTAACATATCACCCCAAAGAACAAGCTCGAACCCATAATCGTACAGGGTCTGAAAGAGAAGATGCTTGTGGCAGAGAGGCTCGGGGATGGCACCTTTGGCATAGTAAGGTCCATCTGAGAGCTTGACGAGGATCATCTCCCCCACCAAGCCCTTACCGATGCTTGGACCTCGCTCTATGGTATTACCGAGAGAGTCAGTCCACTTGCATGGGAGATCGAGTATCTTGACAGAGTCTGGAACCACACCTACGAGGACACCTCCAACCTTGACGCGGTTCCTGATTTCCTGTATGCTACGATTAAGTAGGTCCTGTGATGCGAAGATGTACTGGAGCGAAAAGTTGTAGCACATGATATCAAAAGGACCCAGAGGAGCTGTAATAACATCACCAACTGAGAATTCAGCATCATAAGACAGACCAACTGCCCGAGTCTTCGCCTCTTCAATCGAGGCTGGGTCTGGGTCGACACCCCACAACTTCACCTTGCATGACTTCCACTTGTGCAAATCGCCTCCGCGACCGCACCCAACATCCAGGACCTTGTCACCCTTCCGGCACAAGCTCC